ATGAACTTACCTACCTACCTTACACCACAGCAGGGCATGTTCGATGCCCTGCAAGTGCAGAAGCATCACCAAACAACCATTGATTTGGTGAAGGTTGGCACAGCACTTGGCAACAAGTTATGGCCTAACGAAATCATGACTGTTGCCGAATGTATTGTCGGCAAAGACACACCAGCATTCAACCATCTAATCAAGCATGCGATGGAAGAATACGAAAGACTAGCAGATGCAGAAATGGAGGCACTTGAAGATGGATACTGCACTAATCAACACATCGGATGACATGTCATGGTCACAGGCTCATGGTCTTGTGCAAACTCTTGTTATAAAAGAGATTGTTGCACTTGACCAAAAAGCTATATGGCATGATGACTGCCCAGAAGAAGATGATTATTCACATACAGAAGCAGCTAAAATGTGTAGGCGTGATGCTGAAAGATTGCGTCAGGCACTATTCGTTTTAGCAAGAGGAGTATAAAATGCAAGATAAAAGTAATGATGCTTTGCACATGGTTGCTATTTTACGCAAACTTGTACGCGAAGAAATCGTAAACGCCATTAATGATGAAGGTCTATCAGAATATCAATTAGATGATAGGATAACAGAAAAGTCGCAAGAAGCATGTGACACTTTTATGTCTGACAATCTTGATGAACGTATTGCAGAATACGTTGACAGCAATATTGTTGAGTTACTTGAAGGCAGACTAACTGTTACAATCGGATAATATACAGCGTCAAGGTGTTTCCGTATGCCTTGACGCATTTCTGCTACACAGTTATACGTACTAGATGATTACATATTTAGAACAATTAAATAATGCAGCAGCACCAACTGGCGTAAAGTTAGTTGAGTTCTTTAAGCAAGCCAAGATACCTACATCAACATACTATCGTGCAATCGGAGGTCAAGATTTGCGTCTGTCAACAGCAGCAAAGGTTGAGGATGCGATCAATACTTACTCACTACACAAATCCCAAAGTGAATACGAATAGCTGGCAAGATTTAGTAGCAACTCTTGTGGCTATTAGAAACAAACGTGGCTATAGTCAAGAAGAGCTAGCACATCGTATTGGTTGTGCTGCATCTTTGATACACAAATGGGAACAATACAAAAGAGTTCCGTCAGGATTTATGTTTGTCTGTTGGTTGGATGCGCTCGAAGCGCAAATCGAAATCAAAGAAACTAGAGGATAGCAGAGGAAAACCTGCCGCGTGTCACCATTGCGGCAGTACATCACATTGGTTTTCGGTGATGGCAAGTGGTTCTATTTGGTGTGATGAATGTTTGGAGTATTACGGATGGGAACATCTAGCCGCAACAAAGGCAGCTACCACGAAAGATGGTGGTGTAACTGGTTCAATGAGAAGGGGTGCGAAGCGAAACGCCAACCGCTATCTGGCGCGTTGGGAGGTGAGTGGAGGTCAGATATCTCTATCACCACCAGACAAGGACGATTGGTAGCTGAATCAAAGTATCAAGCTACAGGACGCGGCTTCTCATTTCTCACTAAAACACACAAAACACAGCCAGCAGACATCTATCTTCTTAAACAAAAGACAGGGCCAAACTTTATATGTATTGAAGTTAACAATCCATTGGCTGAAAAAATAGCGCGATGGCTAGCTGGAGGTGACTAACCATCGCGCCGCGCACTTGGAGGTCTGACTGCGCATCACACAGAATACTTTTATTGTTGATACTGTCAAGGCACACTGCTAGACTATTCAATACGGAGGTCAATATGAAACAGCGTGATCCAAACTACAGGCTGCCGCGCAATCAGGTCATACCTGACAAGCGACAGTCTATCATTGAAAGCATGCATGAACAGGAGGTTTTAGATGCAAGCACTAACAACAGAAATAAAAGCCAAGGCACTAGCTCGTCTAACAGACGCAGCTACCAAGCCAATGCTAGTGACGAGCATGATAGAAGATGGCGTGAGTTCATTGGTTCCATTGGAAACTAAACTGAACAAACATTATGAGCTTGTCTTCTATCGCATTGATCGTAACGCCCCATTACACAAACTGCATGAAGCATACGAAATGGTGCAGAAATCTTTAGTGCCTTTGCCTGTCAAAGATATTGAGGAGCGCATCACTATGCTTTGTGCGTTGATTACTTTAGCAAAGGACTTCAGCCCAAAGGTTCTTGACATGAAGCGCAAGGCCCTTGCTTCCAAGCTAGCAGAGTATCCAGCTGACATTGTGATTGATGCTTTTGGTTACATCGAGCGCAATGTAAGATTCTTTCCGACACTAGCAGAGTTTATCAACGAAGCTGGCATTGGCTGGAAGTCCAAGCCACGGTTCATGTTACGTGATGAGTTGCAGAAATGCATTGATTACCAAGAGGCTGTATGATATAAATAAATAGATGGAGGTCTATCATGGAAAGAAAAGGTTTTATCGGCGGTTCCGATATGTATTCAATCGTACGTGGCGATTGGAATACGCTATGGCATGTCAAAACTGGACGGCAGCAGCCAGAGAGTCTAAGTGATCAGTTCAATGTGCAGCTAGGTATTCGCACAGAATCATTCAACATAGAATGGTTGGCTAAGTGTACTGGCTGGGATGTTATGGCTGGTACAGCAATTGTTAGACGCAAAATAGCTGGCGTTCCCTATCAAGCAAGAGTTGATGGCATAGCATATGACAATGATGGTATGGCTATGGTGGTTGAGTGCAAACATACAGCAAGCTACCGCAGTATGTCTGATATGCTAGACGCATATCTACCACAAGTTCATTTATATATGCGTGTGCAAGAATTAGACAAAGCTGTATTCTCTGTCATATTTGGAAATCAATGGGAGTATTGTGTAGTAGATTTCAATAAAGATTATTGGAAAGAGATTAGCACACAAGCCTACCAATTCTGGCAAATGGTTGAGGCTGATGTTGAGCCAGTACAGAATCATGCCAACAAAGTTGATTGGTCGAACGTTAAGATTGATGGTCTTGTTATGCGTGATGCAAGCAAGGACAATCAATTTATGGATGCTGTTCACAGATTTGTGGACAGTTCACAGACAGCTAAAGAACATGAGGCTATCAAAAAAGAATTGCGGTCAATGGTAAAAGACACAGAACGTGAGGTCTATTGTGATCTATTGACTATCAAGCGTGACAAGCGTGGTGCTTGTCGCATTACAATCAACTCTGACTAGGAGGTAACATGGCAGAGAAAAAACTATCCATTGCCGATGCATTCATTGCATGGCATGCGCAAGAAGTAAAGGCCAGCAAAGATGGCAAGAACCCACACTTTCGTTCAACATATTCTACGTTAGAAGAAGTGATTGCCGCTTGCCGCAAAGCAGGTCAGCATGGCCTAACCTTCACACAGCTAATCGATATGGATGATAATGGTCGCATGTTTGTCAAGACTATTGTCATGCATGTCAATGGAGAAGTGTTGACAAGTCGCACACCCATCGTGTCACCAGACCTTTCTAATCCACAGAAAATGGGGTCAGGCATTACCTATGCCAAACGCTATGGTTTGCAAGCTGCATTTGGTTTGCCATCAGAAGATGACGATGGAAATAAAGCAGCAGAACCAAAGACTTACAAAGAACCAATGCCACACAACACACCAACAAACGAACCGTCAGAATATTAGGAGCAATACATGGACAACAAACTTAATCCAAACAAAGGCAGGGTCTTCCCTATCACAGAAAAAGATGAGCAATACATTGGCAAGCCTATCTTATCAGGCAAGCTCAACATTGAATACTGGGCAAAGCACATTGATGATGCGTACGAACCTCGCTGTGTGCTGTTCAAAAAAGATATAAACGGACAGCGCAAGCTAGCTGTCTTTATTGAAGTTGGCTTGATGCATGACAACGGTGCTGATGTTCCAGAAGGCAAGCCAAACTATGGCGGCAAGATTGGACAACAGAACATATCTGCCTACAAAAACAAATCACAGAATGGCTCAGATTACATGGGGCTTAGTGTCTACACACCAAATACAGACACACAACCAGCAGAAAACAAACAAGTTACTCAGGCAGCAACAGCCGATGGGGGAACAATCGATGACGACATCCCATTCTAGTCGCACAACAACATCCAATCCATACAACGCAACGCCCTACAAAGTGGGCGTTGTTGTTGAACACTTTGTTGAGTTTTGCTTTGCTGCCCAAAATACAGCAGAAGCAAAACTCATAGTAGAAAACAAACTGCGGAAGTTTAAAAACCCAACACAACTACGACAAGCAGTGATAGGCGACATACACTTTATTGAGGTCAAAGAAATATGAACAGGGTAGACATACTATCTAAAGCAAACGATGCCGTGCAATCAAGAGGCACAGACTACGGCTCACCAGCAGAAAACTTTGAACGCATCGCAGCAATCTGGTCAGCGTATGCAGACACAGAATTTAGTGTAGAAGATGTAGGTATAATGATGATGATAGTAAAGATATCACGTCTAATGGAAACACCAGCACACGAAGATAGTTGGGTAGACCTAGCCGGTTATGCTGCTATTACTGCCGAAGCGATAACAGATAGTCAAGATAATCCGCACCTGCTTGCGGATCAACAAAACACTGAACCCAAGAAGTAGGTGAATCAGATTGAGGGTCTATCAACTGAAAGATAGCTTGTCCAAAGTTCTGCTGATCAAAACCTTTGACCATGGCGTAAGTGTCATGGAATTTATATCCACGACATCTGGCAAGCCACGCTGTACTTTTCTTTTCCACGTCTTCAATTTGCGCCAAGCCCCAGTTGTGCCTGTGTCCACTTATGTACAACTCGGCATGACCTTTAAACCTAGCCATTTTGTTTTGGGCGTGAAGCGAGTTCCATTGGCTATGGCCCGACATGTCGTGAGCCGCGTGTATGCGGCACTGCCGTCCATTTGGAAAACGAAGATTGACTCTAGCTTCCCAGTCTTCACGAATGGTGTGACCACCAGATATCCATTTCAACGGGTCGCCAGCACCAGACCACATGTCATGGTTGCCGCCAATGAGAACAAGCGGATTCATCTCGCCTATCAACCACTCAACTAATTTCCATGCAGTTTTGTGAGATGTGTCTTGTTCGCCGTACAATCGCCCCAGACGGCCAACCCAGTTGTTCTGGTAGTCGCCTACTGAACAGCCATAGATGTGCGTGTGTGAGGCTATTATGGACAAATGAGAGCGTAATGAATCCCAATCACAGTAATTGTCATCAATATGTGGGTCGCCTAACCACAAAAGTCCGATAGGATCATCGGACTTCATGTCAATATTATACCAACGAGTAGATTCTTTAAAGTGTTTGCGTTTTTGAAAACGGTTATGAAGATGCTTGACTATCTCTTCGACAGGCAAATCATCTTCCGGTATCTCTGGCAGAATATATGATTGGTTCTTGACTTCGTTAAGTCTGCGATGAAACTCGCTCTTTGATATGCCTAATGATTTTGCCGCATCTCTAATGTTGCCGTATGTATCATATGCCGCTTCAATTTCAGCTTTCTTTTCCATTACATTCTAACATCATGTCACGTAATTCGTTACCACGATTCCCTACTTGATTAAACCAAAGTGAGTCTTCCATTTCATGTGCAGCTTTATCCCACATGCGGTCTTCCAATGCCCCGATAAACTTTTTAAATTGGGAAAACCTAGGCCAGCCCATGTTAAATACCATAGATGCTATAACCATTTGCGCTGGCTCTGGCAAGTCACGCCACCAATCCATGCGCTCATCAAGTTCTGTAAACACAATCTTGATATCATCGTCTAATATAACTTTGGCAGCTTCTGCTGATATAGGCATCATCATATTATGACCATAACCAATAGTCGGAACGCCTACCGTATCATGATACATTTCCAGACGCAGCCCTTCATGATGGGCAACAAGGTCTGTAAATTTTGCTATATTCATTTTTTAAACATCTTAGTCAACTGCTGTACACCAAATGACGCAGCAAATACTACGCCAACCGCAGTCTTATAAAAATCTGGCATCGTGTCAAGTGCAGCAAAGCCACGCTCAACAATGTCTTCATTACCAGTGAAGGCTAATATTAATGGAATGCTTACAAGAATTGTTAGCCACTCGTCTTTCCAACTTGATGATGAGTTCTTTGCTTGTTCAAGATTCCACTCTTGTTCACCAGCAGCAACACGTTTGGCAACAGCAGCTTTGGCTTTCTGTGTTTCGACTTTAGACTCAACCCATGAACCAGCGATATTAGCTATCGGAGCTATCAATGCTTGTAACATATTATTTATTCCAATACAGACGCCACAGTTTCCAACTAACATAAACAATAGACAACACACCAAGAGCCAGCGTCACCCACATATTTAAAGCAGGCAACCACAATGGGGCTGATACTCCGCCCGTTGCTATAATGAAGTCATCTGGTTTTATATTAAATCTCATCAGGCTAATCATTAATCGGACCGTTGCGAGTTGGCTGTGGTGGT